GCCACTTCGACCGAATCATGACTACCTGCCGTGCCGTGTCATGACTGATGGTGGCGGCATTGGCCAATGGTGTATGCCTCAATCAGTCAGAAGACGGCGCGAAGCTGTCAATGAGACGCATCAACTGATCACGCTGTTCAGGAGTTAGCCGGTCAGCGCGCTCAACGAGGGCACGGGCGTCACCGCTTGCCGACCACACTGCGTCAATGCCGAAGAACTGACTTCCAGCCGCGTCCTGCGCCCGGCCGAAAGGCATCTCCAAGGCGTCGGCGAGCGCCTTGAGTTGCTCGAGCGATGGCGGGGTGACGTCTCGTTCCTTCTCCAGGTTGTTCAACCACCCGTACTTGACGGCAGGTTCGTTGGTGGTGGGATCTGCCGTGCGGTCGGCGACGGCACGCAGGCTGAGACGTAGCTCGGCGCGGCGCTCGCGGACGAGCAGGGAGAGGTCGTTGCGGCGCGGGACGGTCCGTTCTTCTGGGGCGTTCATCTGCTACTCCGAGGGCGAGTGGGGGGCTGCGGGGTGCGTGGCAGCGATCGGGCTGCCTGGCGGGACGGCACTCCGCTCGCTGAACAGATTGTCCACGCAGATGCACTGCGGCGCTAGCGGCTCAACTAAGGCTGTCCTGATCTGACAACGAAAGTCAGGTGCGGTTTCAATGATCCGTTTATCCAGCTGAACAATCTGTTCATGAGGCGTGGACAAGTGGCCCACGGCATGCCATGCTGGTCTTGTTCAAACCAATGAACAAAACGATCACCGAGGTAAACGTGCGCCCTAGCCAACCCACGTACAAGCTGGTCGACCCCGACATGCTCCGGCGAATGATGAAGCGCACCGGAACCGGACGCCCCATCACCACCCGCGAACTCGCCGCCGCGGCCGGCCTCTCCCACGGAACCATCTCCAACCTCCTCACCGGCCTCCGCGACGAGATCCCCTACGGCAACACCCTTGCCCTCTGTGCCGCGATCGGCGTGGACCACCCGATGCTCTTCGACCCCACCGGCCGCTGCATCCCGTCCACACCGCAGCCCGACGAAGACACGGCGCACGCGGACGAGGAAGCGGTCTCCGCATGAGCCGCCGCTACAAGTACCCGGAAGCGGCAGAGGAACTGGGCTGCGAAGAGTCGTGGCTGCGCCGGAACATCAAGCAGCTGCCACGCACGAAGGTCGGCCGGACCGTGTACTTCACGGATGAAGACCTGGCGCGCATTGACCAGCTCTTCCACATCGAGCCGTCAACAGGCCCGCTGGCGATAGCCCCGGCCTCAGCGCCGCAGGGCGCGCACCCGCTGAGCAATCTTCGTCCGCTGCCCCCGCGTCGCGCGACTGCCGGCCACTGACTCCACCAACGCCGAAGGGCCGCCCGACTTCCCGGCCTGGCGACCCAACGACTCATCGGCGACCTGATCAACCCAAGAAAGAAGGTCACCTTGAAGACCATCATCCCACCCGTCCCGGCTGAGGACTGTGTCCCGTTCGGCGACTCACGCCTCTTGGGCCGGTTCTGGGCCAAGACCCAGCGCAATCCCGAGAGCGGTTGTTGGGAGTGGACTGGCCAGCGCAGCGACCGGGGTTACGCCCTCATCAAGCTCGGCGGCCGAATGCGCCGCGCCCACCGTCTCGCATACGAAACCCTGATCGGCTCGGTGCAGGACGGCTTGGTTCTCGACCACCTGTGCCGGGTGCGGCACTGCGTCAACCCGGCCCACCTGGAGCCGGTCACATGCGCTGAGAACACCCGGCGAGGAGAGGCGCCCTCGCGCAAAGGCTGGAGGCTCAACCCCAAGCCCAACTGCCCGCAGGGCCACCCCTTCGACGCCGCCAACACGTACATCCGGCCCAACAATGGCCGACGCATGTGTAGGACGTGCATGCGAATCCGCAAGCAGCGCAACCAGCAGGCCAAGCGCGCTGCGGTCAAGGGCGGTGCGCGATGAGCACTTCTCCTACTGATCTCCCCGGCGAGTCGATCGCCGTCATGGCCTTGAACAAGGCGCCGCTGCCGTCCGCCTATGCGTTGACGCGCGACAACGGCAACGCCGTGGAGGCGCTGCTCGACCGCACCGGGCTGCCCGCGCCGACGCTGGTTCCGCAGCCGGATGCGGTGCACGTGATGCTCGCCGATGTCGATGATCTGGCGCCGTGGCTGGCTGAGTTGGAGGGTCGTATCGCGGTCACGCCGTCGGCGGTTGGGTTGGACACGTGGACGCTGCACACGCAGCTGGTGGCGAATCGTCGGCGTGGTGCGGTGCGGATTGAGGTGCATGCGCTGGCTGTGTCGGGTCAGTTCGTTCTTCCTTCGGTGCGTGCGGCGGTGGCGTCGTGAGTGCCCGGGACGAGAGCGCTGAGTTGGCTGCTGTGGTGGCGGAGTTGGGTGCGCTGCCGATGCCGGTCGGGCCGGAGCCGCGCTGCGTCGAAGACGAGTTGGCCGGGGCGAACCTGAGCCTCTACGAGGAGGGCTGGAGAACGCGCGGCTGCGGCTGGCGCTGGCGTCGGCTCAGCGTGGGCGTCGGGAGTTGCGGGCGCGGGTCGCTGAGCTGGAGGCCGCGGCGTACGGAGACGCCGAGGTGCGCCTCCTCACCCCGGTTGAGCAGATCCGGCATCTGCATGCCTGTGTGGCCGTGCAGTTGAGCCGGGCGGACACGCTGGACCGGTTGTGCCGGGAGCAGCGGGCGCGGGCGGACGAGGCGGAGGACAGCCCGCTTGCGTGGGCGGAGAAGCTCGACGCGAAGAGCCTCGACAACTTCCTGGTCGCGCTCGGTTCTTTCAGCGAGCACGAGCCGATGGATGAGGCCGTCGACCGTATCCACGAGCTGCTGCGGTCGTATCGCGAGGCGACGTCGGTGGAGGAGCCGTCGGACAAGCTGACCGCGCTGCTCGTCCCGGCGCAGGCGCTGCGTGAGGACGCGGACGTCGAGGAAGTGGGGCAGCGCGTCGAGTGGTGTACCGGCTGCAACACCGACCATGACCCCGATCAGTGCGGCTACCAGCCCGAGACGGGCGGTGCGTGATGTCGAGCACCCACGACCTGTCTGAGTGGGCGGCGTTCCTGTCGCTCGGTGTCGGAGTGCATGGCGCGTTCTCGGCGCCGTACTTCCTGTTCGTCAACGCGACCCGCGCCGACTTCGACCCGCGCCCCGCGCTGTCGCGCCTGGTCGAGTCCGGCCACGTGGACCCGGCTCTGTGCGCCGTGGCCAACGCCCGCTCCTGGACCCACGAGAAGACCCGCCAAGCCGCACTGTCGGCGGCCGTGCTCCTGCTGCTCCTCACCGCTCCGAAGGGCGTGACCCGATGAACAACTTCTTGAAGCCCGGCATGTCGTTCAGTCTCGGCTCCAACCACCTCCACGGCGTCCTCCGCGTGGACCAAATCCGGACGGACACGCTCGTCGAGCTGGTCGCCAAGTGGGCTGACGACGACACCCGCGACGACGTCATCGCCGCGCTCGACGAACTCGCCGCCGTGGTGCAAGGCATCCGCCGTGAAGGCGAACTCGACGCCGCGCTGGAACAGGTCGAGGACGTCGCGTCGATGGACACCGCACAGATCGAGATCCAGATTCCGGACGTGCGGCGTCTGCTGGCCGAGCTGGTCGAGGTGGAGCGGGTCACCAGCCGGTTCAACTCGCGGGGCGCGTCGCTGATCAAGCACCCGACCCACAAAGCCACCCGCGAACACCTCCGCGAACACCCGCTGCCCGAGCAGCAGGACCGGAGGACGGCATGAGCACCTCCACGTGGATCTGCACGGACAACCCATGGCACGAGTGGGACGGCCTCGCCTGCCGCTGGTGCGACGCCACCCGCACCCCCGCGGAGGCGATCGTGTCGCAGCTCGCGAGTCGGCGCGGCGGGAGCGAGGCCGCCGCGAAGGCACTCGTCGACGCCCACCGCGCCCAGGTTCTCGCTGGGGCCGATCTGCTGCCCAAAGCGGACGTCGTCGCCTGGCTGACGAAGAAGGCCCGCGAGAACACGCCGATCGAGCAACTCGCGTCGAAGGTCGCCCGTGGTGCGGTCCGCCCGGACAACCTGCGGATGCTGCCCGCCACCTTCTTCGAGGCCGGACGCACCTACACCGACGGCACCGGCTACACCGCCCCCGAGATCACCACGTACTTCCGCGTCGAGCACGTCACCCGCCACCCCGACCGCGGTCACCTCCGCGCCATCGGCTGGATGCGCACCGGGGAGCCGGACGCCGGATGGCATGGCGACTTCCGCGACGAGGGCGAGTTCGACGGCTGGACCGACGTCACCGACACCACCCAGGGGGACCACACGTGAGCACCACCGCGCCGGCCGGGGCGAACACCGTCCCGGCCGCCGGCCGCAGCCGGAAGAAGGCAGCGGCCCCCGCACCCACCGGACCGGACCGCATCCCCCAGCCCTCCCAAGGCTGGTACCGCGTCCCCGGCACCGACATCAAACTCCGACGCGTCACCACCATCCTCAACGGCGGCTACCCGAAGCCGGAGCTGATGTTCTGGGCCGCGAACCTCACCGCCACCGACGCCTTCGCCACGCTGCCCCGCCTCGTCGCCGCGTCGCTGAACCCGGCCGAGAAGGAAGAGGCCTACGACTGGCTGCGTAAGGGCCACATCCGCAAGAAGGAAGAGCGCGGTGACATCGGCACCGCCGCACACACCCTCGTCGAATCCCATGTACTGGGAACGCCTCTGCCTGAGGAGCTGCTGAACGACCCGGAGATGGCGCCGTACCTCGACAACTTCCTTCGCTTCGTCGCCGAGTGGGAAGTCGAGTTCGAGGCGTCGGAGATGACCGTCGGGAACTTCGCCCACGGCTACGCCGGGAAGCTCGACTACCTCTTCCGCTCCCGGCTCATCGCCGCGGAGCTGAAGGTAGCCGCCGACACGCTGTTCCTCGGCGACACCAAGACCGGCGGCGAGCTCGACGAGAAGGGCGTCTACCCGGAGGCCGGGCTCCAGATGTCGGCTTACCGGCGGGCCGAGGTCTGCTGGCTGCGGGACGGCACGCAACTCCCGATGCCGAAGATCCACGACGTGGGGATCGTCCTCCACCTGCGGCCCGAGGGCTACCGGCCCATGCCGCTCAAATGCGGCGACGACGTGTTCGACGCGTTCCTCCACGTCCAGCAGGTCGCCGAGTTCAAGCGCGTCCTCGCCAAGTCCGTTGTGGGCGAGGCCCTCGCCCTTCCCCAGCTCACCGAAGAGAGGGCCGCCTGATGCCCATCCTTGATCTCCAGCAGCGAATCCGAGAACTCGGACGCATCCGCATCGGCCAGAAGGTCGCCACCTCCAACGGCCGCACCCGGCCCGGCAAGCTCGACCGGTTCCGCCTCACCAGCCCCTCGAAGGAACTCATCGAACGCGTCGCCAAGCAGTACGGCGGCACCGTCAACCCATGGACCCCCGACGGCGGAGCAGGCCAGTACGAGGTCATCACCGACGCCAAGCGCATGCCGATCCTCGTCCCCCACCAGCCCGTCTCCCAGTACTACGAACTGTGGTCCGGCGGCGGATGCCAGCGCCGCTGCGACGGCATCACCGAACTCCTGAAGGACCAGCCGTGCGTGTGCGGGCCCGACCCGCAGCGCCGCCAGTGCAAGCCGACGACCCGCCTGAACGTCGTCCTCTCCGAGGTGCCCGGCGTCGGCGTGTGGCGGCTGGAGTCCCACGGCTACTACGCCGCCCTCGAACTCCCGGGTGTGGCCGAGCTGCTGGCAAAGGCGGGCGGGTACGTGCCTGCGTTCCTCGGTCTGGAGGAGCGGACCGCGAAGCGGGATGGGCAGACCCGCCGGTGGATGGTCCCGACGATCGACGTGGACATCACGCCGACGGCGCTCATGGCGGGCAGCAGCGATGCGGGCCCGGCGGTGACGGGCGGTCCGGAGCGGGCGGCCATCGAGGCTGCACCGGCCACGCCGTCGGGCCCGGACCGCGACTACCTCGCGGAGGCCAAGAAGGCTGGCACGCAGGCCGAAGCGCTGGCCGTGTTCCAGGAGGCGAAGAATGCCGGTGCTCCTGTCGACTACCTGGAGCAGCTCAAGGCGATCGGCCTGGCCAAGCCCGCCGCGGCCCCGAAGCAGGCGAGTGCGCCCGTGCAGCAGGCGCCGGTCCCGGACGACGAAGGCGTGTATGAGGGCGAGGTCGTCTACGACGATCCGGCCGAAGTACAGGGCCTGTGGTTCCAGGTCATCGCCGCGGCCGGCGTCCACGGCCTGACGACCGAGCAGGTCGAAGCCGGGTTCGCTCAGCGCAACGGCGGCACCCATCCGTCGTCCGGGACGGTCGCGCAGATGAACGCGTACCTCACGGCCGTCAAGGCGGGTGAGGTCCAGTGACCTGGTTCAACGGCCGCTTGGCTGGCTTTGATCTGGAGACCACGGGCGTCGACATCGAGGCCGACCGCATCGTCACCGCGTGCGTCGTCCAGTGCGGCGGCGGACACGACACCCAGTCCTTCAACTGGCTCGCTGACCCCGGCGTCGAGATTCCCAAAGCCGCCAGCGACATCCACAAGGTGACGACCGAGCGCGCCCGCGCGGAGGGCCGCCCGGCGGCCGAGGTCGTCGAGCAGGTTGTCGCCGCGCTCGCCGAGTCGGTGGTGGCCGGCCTGCCGATCGTCGCGATGAACGCCTCGTTCGATCTGACGATGCTCGACCGCGAGGCCCGCCGCCACGGGGTGCAGCCCCTCACGGACATCGTCGGCGACGACCTGCACGTGGTCGACCCCAAGGTGCTGGACAAGCAGGTCAGCCGTCGTAAAGGGCGCCGCACGCTGTCGGACCTGTGCGAGCACTACCAGGTGCCACTCGACGGCGCGCACTCCGCGGACGCGGACGCGATCGCCGCGTGCCGCGTGGCGTGGCGGCTCGGGTCAACCGTTCCGCAGCTCGGGGCTCTGGGCATCGAGGACCTGCACCAGGCGCAGATCAAGTGGGCTGAGGCGCAGGGCCGTTCGTTGGCCGCGTACTTCGCGCGCACGCCTGGCAAGGAGTCGTGGGCTGACGGTGTGCGCACCGAGTGGCCGCTCGTGCCGGCCCCGCGTGGGGGTGCCGAATGAGGTGGCCGTTCGTTCTCCGTACCCGTCACGAAGCCGACGTGGCAGCCCTCACCGCCGACCGCGACCGGCTCCGCGACGAACGCGATACCACCGTCAGCAAGCTGGCCACCGCCGTCTACAACCGCGAACAAGTCCTTCGGCAGAACGCCGAGCAGGACGCGGCGAACCGGCGCTTGCACGGCCGGATCCTCGAACTCGGCCGCCGCCTCAGCGCTGTCCGGGAAGCCGACCCCGAATACGCGGCCAGCTTGGAGCGCCGGGTTGCCCGCCTCCGTCTGGTCGGCGTCCGCA